GCTGATTGCGGTGAACATCACGCCTACACGCTATCCAACTTTCCGCTTGTCTACGCCAAGTTACGGTTTTAACAAAGACCATGAGTTTAAGTATTTTCAGGTCATGCATGGCAAGGAAATGGCGTGGCAAGGCTCGGCTGGTTTCAACAAAGCTATTCTGGCGACTGAACTGGTTGGCCTTGACCAAGATATTGATTTGTACGCCAACTTTGTCATGCAGAACGGTGCAAAGCCTTCTGGAATGTTTGTCACCGACCAAGTTATTCCTGATGGCAAGTACAAAGAGATTGCAGCCCGTCTGAAAGAGGCGTGGAACAACATGACAGGCAGCAAGACCAGTGACCCAAGCAAGCCGGGTCAGGGTATGTTGCTGGATCAAGGTATGAAGTATCAGAAGCTGGAGATGCTGACGCTGCAAGACACTGATGCTGCTGCTTTAAAGCTGATGACGATGCGCCGAATCTGTGGTTTGTTCGGTGTGCCGCCAAGCATGATTGGCATCCATGATGGTAAGTTCAACAACAGCCAAACGGCTTTGGATGAGTTCTACAAAACCACCATGTACCCCACAATCGTCAACATTCAGCAGAAATTGACGCAGCATTTGCTTGAAGGCTACCCAAGTCTTTGCGTAGAGTTTGACACAAAGGATTTCCTCAAGGGTGCGCCTTTGGATCAAATGAACTTTGCAACTGCTGGTGTAAAAGGTGGAATAATGACACCTAACGAAGCGAGAAACTACATGAATTTGGCATCCAAAGAGGGTGCGGATGAACTGGTTAAAAACGCTGAACCCGCTGAACCTTTACCCGGTACAAGCAGCCAAGATACTGGTGGCGGTGGCGGTAATCAGAACAAAAAAATGAATATCGGCTCTAAGACTTGATAAAAAATGCATACTGATACACAATATCTGGTAGCATTAGCCAAACAGGTCAAGAGGCCTATAAAACAGTTGCCTGTATTATTGGGGCAACCCCCTAAAATACAGGACAATAACCAATCCATTGCTTTAGGGGCAATACATGAAGACATTGAATCTAATCTGCGAAGCCAAGCTGAACTTGAACGAGAAGGCCAGCAACGGCGAACCGTCTGGACAGATTGAGGCTCGCATTACGACATTTGGCCCAAGAGAAGGGGCCGATGGTCGCAAGTTCTTTTATAAGCCAGAAGGCTTTATGCAATGGGCCAAAGAGTTTGCCGAAATGGGCCGACCACTTCCCATGTACGTTAATCACAATGCTGACGCTATTCCTGTTGGAGAGTGGACAAGCATTGAAATGGATGACGAAGGCATGAACGCATCTGGCCGCTTGTATCTCAACACCACAACTGGCTCTGATCTTTACCAAGTGATGAAAGAATCGCCAAATATGTTTGGCGGGGTTTCTGTTAGCGCTTATGCTGAAGAATATCAGTGGGTTAAGGAAGATGGTGAAGCAATGACCATTGGTTCTGATGACCCATATGAGGATGGCTACTTCCAAATCACTAAAGGTGGTTTGCGTGAGACTAGCGTGGTTATGTACCCAAATAACATGAAGGCAGAAATTAAGAAGCTGGAGTATTTCCGGCCTGATGGCTCTGCTGATTTGAAAGTATTGGAAGAAGCCTTGCGGGATGCAGGGCTGTCCAAGCAGATGTCGGTTGCCGCCGCATCTGTGTTCAAGACGGTCATTGAGCAGCGTGATGCTGTGAAAGAGCCGATTGAAAATGCGCCAATTCAGAGTGATTCTGATGCGGAGGCAACCGAAGCAGAAATTCTCGCGGCTCTTGAGCAACGTGAACTTCTAAAACTCCTTGACAAACGACTTAAAGGTTAAATCATGTCACAAGTTATCCTCGAAAAACTGGATGCTATCGAAGCTAAACAAGCCGAGAGCATCACTGCTGTTGAAGCAAAAATCCCCGCTGCTGTTGAAGCTGTCAAAGCTGAAATGGTAGAAATGGTGTCTGCTCTGGAAGCCAAAGTTGCTTCTATCAATATGCCTGAGTTCATTCGCACACCCGCAAAGACTGTTCGCCAAGATGTGAACCGTCATGTGCGTGAGCAACTGAGCCAGTTCTACAAAGGCAACAGCCGCTTGGAAAAAGAACTGCAAATCTTTGCAGACGAAAGCCAAATGGATGCTTACCTGAAAGAAGCCTCGGCTCTGACAGGTGGCGGTGATGGCAAGGGTGGTCGTACTGGCTACGATCCTACTTTCACGGCTCTGCGTTTGCTGAACCCAATGCGCGGTATTTCTCGCACTGTGGCTACTGACGGTTCCTCGTACCAATTCAGGGTGCGCGTGGGCAACCCCGGTGAAGCATGGGGCTATGCAATTCAGAACAACGGTGCAGCCACCACTGAAGACACTAGCATCTGGCAAATGGTTCTGCAAGACTTGAACGTGCAGTTCCCAATCCGTACTGCTGCTCTGGACGATATTGACGGTTTGGAAGCTGTTGTTGTTGACGATATGTTGGCATCTTTCGCTCAGAGCGAAGCCCTGTCAATGGTTCAGAACAACGACCAAGTTGCTCAAGGTGTCAACAACCCCTACGGTGGCACTAACGGTCTGCGTGGCTTGGATCAGTACGCTGGTTCTAACGCTACCTACACTGGTGGTACATCGTCTGTTGCTGCTTTCGGCACATCTGGCACTGGCTCTACAAGTGGTTTGCATTCGCTGGCTACTTATGACCAGATCACCACAAACGCCAACACTGTGGGTGCTAACAACATCCAGTACAAAGACGTTATCAACTTGATCTACGCTTTGCCACAACAGTATTGGACTGCCAACGCTAAGTTTATGGTTAGCCCAATCTTGGCTCAAGCAATTCGTGGTCTGCAAGACACCAATGGTCGCCCAATCTTCAACTCTACTGAGTCGTTGAACCCTGATGGCATCATTGGTCAAATGCTTGGCTTTGATGTGGTGATGAACAAGTACTTGGACAACCCAAGCCAAGCTACTACTGGCACTGCTGGCACTAACAGCTTGTACCCAATGTACTTTGCTGACTTCAGCCGCTTCCACACTATTGTGGATCGTCTAAACATGGTTATGCGCCGCTATGACCAGACACTTCCAGGTTTTATAACCTTTTTTGGCGAAAAACGCCTTTGCTCCAGTGTTCGTGATCCGAATGCTGGTGTGCGTTATCGCTCGACAGGTACAGCTACCTGATAAATCGGAGGGGCGTAACTGCCCCTCCTTTTTGTGCCAACAATTTAGGAACTGTTATGACCATTACCGAACGCATCCTGTCTGGATTTAAGCAAACTTTGGAAACTGGCGATAGAGTCACGATTGACTTGCGCGAGGCATCTGCCATCACTGGTTCAGGCTTGAATGTCGGTGGTCGCACTTACTTTGATGACGCATTTGCTGCGTTGCGTTATGCGAACCCGTTTCGCCAAGGCGCACGAAACATTAAAGTTCCCGGTAATTCCGCTGTTCAGTTTGTTGCCAAAACTGGTAACGCTGCCAACAGCACAAACCCTTGGGGCTACACAATTACCCCCAACAGCGGTTCACCAAACATCAACACAAGTATCTGGCAATTGCCAACTCGTGTTATTACTGCTCAGATGCCAATTCGCTCTGCTGTTTTGTCTGACGTTAATGGTCTGCAAGCCGAATTGGTTGAAGACCTGATGATGGAATTTGCACAACTGGAAGGCGCATCTTGCGGCCTAAATAACGACCAAGCTGGCTCAACAACCACATCCACTGGTGGCACTGATGGTTTGCGTGGCCTGAATAGTTATCCCGGCGCTGCTGGTGCTGTTGCTGCTTTCGGTACAAGCGGTACAGCCATCACAAACGGTCTGCACACAATCGCATCTATTGGCTTTAACAATACAGCGGGTCTGGACATGGAAACGCTTGTTGACATGGCTAACGCGCTTCCGGCTCAATACTGGTCTATGCCGGGAACTGCGTGGATGATGCATCCAAGTGCAATTCAAGCATTGCGTAAATATGCTCATCAGAACGGCGCATACAGTTTTGTGGAAACTGGTTCAAATGAAGCGGGTTCGTTGCTGCACGTTTTTGGATTTCCTGTGATTCCTAACCCGTACCTTGACCCTATGGGTACTGTCGGTGCAAAGCCTGTCTATCTTGCTAACTGGCCTCGTTTTATGACGATTGCTGATGTGGAAGAAATGACCATTCAGGCAATGGAACAAACAACTCCCGGTTTTGTGACCATGTATGCTGAAAAGCGTATGGTCAGCACCGTCCGTGATGTGTTTGCTGGTGTTCGCGCAATCGAGACTTAAACATGGCTTTTGACAACTATCAATACGCTGCGCCTTTTGGGGCGCAAACGCGCAATCCATTCAACTATGCAAAAGTTGAACAGATTGGCCGTGATAGTTCATCTCTGTGGCTGACGCTTGCTGAAATGAGAAATCAACTGAACTTGTTTGACGATACAAGTCAGGACACATACATTTCTGCGCTTGGAATTGCCACTAGACAAGCAATTGAAGATTATTTGGGAATGTCTATTCTGCCAGTGACATACCGTGTGTATTACGGCACTGAAAGTTTGGTGGCATCTCCGATTAGTTTTGATTTGCCTGAAGTTAGTCAAAACGCCAATCCAGCATTACCGGGATTGACAGTGACTTCTGTTGGCTACTGGAACGATGCGTTTCCACCAGTGTTTGTAACAATCTCAGGCGCAGATTACTATTACGATGTTTCCGGCAACAAAGTAATTGTTAACAACTTGCCGACTGACATTAATTCAGTGATGACTGCGCCAATTATTTTGCAATACACAACTGTTGCAAACCCATTGTCGGCTTATCCCGTAATTAAACAGGCTGGATTGTTGTTGCTCACGCATCTGTATAACAATCGTGCCAATGCGACAGAAACAAAGCTGAAGGACATTCCTTTTGGCGTGACAACCTTGCTGCGGTCTTACAAACCATTGGTGATGTGAAATGGCAATTGCTCGTTTTGAAAACATCAACGTCAACAATCTAACTTTTACGAAGTCAGATTTTGGTGAGTCTGCGACTGTTCAGGCATTGTGGTTTGCAACTCGGGCAAGAGTATCTGATGTGTCAAACAGCGTAAAGATTGCTGACAAATATCGTTTGTATCAAGACATGACCAACTTTACGCTGAACTACACGCCAAACATGAAGACGATAGTGGATAACCAAAACCTCTATTCAATTACATGGCGTGGCAAAGATTGGCGTATTGATAATGTGCGTGAGTCTGATGACAGAATGAATGTGACTTTCATGTGTTATCGCTCTGATCCAGTTACGGCGGTCTAATGGCAACTCAACTAAATCCTGTTGTCTACGGCAAAGCCATCCAGTACCAACTGGCTAACATTGTCACGCCAGTGCCTGTGTATGCGGCTTTTAACCGCAATTTTGCAACGCAGCCTAAATTTATTACTTGGATGCTGCGAAATGTGCATCAACCTGTATATACGGGAACACAGCAAAGCAACAAAGGTATTGATCGACCTGTGTTTCAGATTTCTATTTTCACTCAACAAATTGAAGATGGATTTACAATATCAAATCAGATTCTGCAAGCCTTGCATGGGTATAGCGGGATTTTGGGCAGTCCGGCAGATGGCTTTTACATTTCTAAAGCTGACGTTAT